TGTAGCTGGGCGGCCTGTGGAGGCGGAGAATACGCCTTGAGCGTCACGCTGGTGCCATTGCTGCCGAGCACCATCTGGCGGCCCTTGGCGCTGATCTGGCGGCGGCGGGAGGTTGTGATCCAGCCCATTACGCCAACCAGTCCGCTGCAAGAGAGAGACCATCCAATGCGGAGAGAGCATCTGGCGAGATTGCGCCGACAGATGCATCCAGTGCCTGCCAGCTTGTATTACCAACCCCCTGGACACTTTCCGACTTCAGCAGCGGATCACGCCCTTCTCCGGCGAGCAGCATCTGAATGGTAGTGAGGCAGCCCCCCGCAATACCAGCAGGGAGTGCCTGCACTGTCATGGGGAGCAAAGCACCACCGTCTTCTGGTGCATCTGCCTGTGGCAGGAGATAGCCCGCAGTGTAAACCACCTCAACAGTGTAGCTCCAGGCCCCCCCTACAGGCGCGGGCTTCAGAAAGGCCGTGCTGAGCACGCGGGCATGCTCTCTGTCCACGTCACATTCATCCAGCGGGGCCAACCAGTCTTTTCCGTCCACCTTGATAGACTGGATAGCAGCAAGCGGGCCGCGAGACAGATTGATGCCAGGGGCGCGCCCATGGATCTTCTGGCGCTCCCGATAGACCTGGAGCGCCAATGGTCGCCCCAGATGCCGGACAAAATCAGACGATGCCCGCGTGATAAGCGCACTCAGGCTGGCGTCCTGACTATCGTCAGTAATCTTCAGATAGTCTTTCACGCTTTGCAGAGAGAGGAGATTTCCGCTCTCTGCTGCCGTGACGATTGAAACCGTCATGTTTCACCCCAAACAAAAACGGCCTCCACTTGGGAGGCCGTCAGGATGTGCCATTTTCGGATGTTTCAGGCTTATTATCACCAGCAGCCCCATCCTCTTTCCCAGAAACGGGAGGCTTGTCGCTTCCGCTGCCGGGCTGCTTGGATGCTGGGGCAGTCTTTTCTGCAACCGGCTGGGCAGTGCCTTTCTTTGCCGCAACAATGGCATCCGCCACCTCATCAGGGAAAACGGCAACATCACCCTTGTTGTAAACAGCACCGAGCCCGGCGCAATGCGCCGTAAACGTCACTTTTTTCATGGTTTACTGTCCTGAAACTGCACCAGGGAACCATGCCGCGCCCGTCAGGACGGCAATGGCTGTATCGTAACGGGCCGCCGTATCCACACCCTCAATCACGCGGATCAATGTTTCATCGTTCTGAAATGCCGAGCGCGGTGTTCCGGCTGTATCAACGTACATCGCATCCGTACTTACCGCCAAGGTAGTCTGGAGCGCATCCCCGATCAGGAGCTGGGCAAAATCTGCAAAGTAGATTTCAGACTGATTCCCGTCGGTGCCCAGATTATCCGGAACGGATGTTGTGGAAACGTAGGGATAACTGCCAATCATTCCATCTGCAATTTCCGGGAATGCCAATGCGCCTGTAGAGGTAAGGAGCTGGGACAGGAATTCCACCAGAGTGGGATTCACGATGTAGCCGGCGCGCGTCATGGGCACATTGTTTTTGGTCAGCCCCAACCGGAGCTTGCCCAGATCATTGCGCACATTCTGGACGTTTACCGTCGCATTTGCGGTAATGATATTGGCTGCATTGGCGAGATAGCGCAGGCCTGCGGGCGCAAAATCGCTTGCCTGACCACGAATGAACTGCTGATCTTCCGCCAGGGCGACTTCGCGGACCACATCATCTCGCACCAGCGTATCAGTCTGGATCGAGTTGAAGCGCAGCAGATCATTGGTGATCGGCACCAAAGCCGCCAGCTTCTTTGCCTTCATACCGATAACGCCGACAGTGGGTGCAGATGTCGGTACTGCGGCCCGCTCACCGACCCATTGCGCACTGGACACACCGGTCTGTTTGCGGATGGTCAGATTGCCATTCGGCATCGGGACGGACACAGCACCCATCCGACGTACCGCCACAACGGGGCGAAGAGCCGCGATCAAGTCAGAGGAATAATCCGTGTTGACCAGGAAGCCGCCCTGCGTATCGACGGACTGCTCCATATTGTCCGCAGCTGCGGCTGCAAATGTGCTGCCCCATGTCTTTTCCATATAATCGGAAACAGCCCGCAGGCCGCCATTGCCACGGGTTGCTGCAACTGCCTGCACCATACGCGAGAAACCGAGGCCAGCTTCCAGCTTCTGCTCTGCCTGAGCCGGTACCGCGGGCCGGGATGCACCCGGCAGCGGCGCAATGGGACGGGCCGCAGCAGCCCGGCGGCGCTCCAGATCCGTCTCACGTTCAATATTGGCCGTCAGGCGATCATCTTCCGCACGCAGAGCGTCATACTGTTCCTGCTGCTCTGCCGTGAGATCATTTTCACCGGCTGCGCCCAGCACTTCTTCCATGCTTGCGACGACTTCTGCCCTGCGGGCACTCAGGGCCGTAATACGGTCTGCCATTTTATAGTCCTTCTGCTCGTTTTCGGCGTGCCTCAAGATCCGCCAGGGCAGCGGTGCGTCTTGGGGTAGATTTTACCGAGGGTTTTGACGGGGTTGCTGCACCGAGACGCGCCAGCGTGTTGCTGAGCGTATCAATGCGATCGGCCATGCCGGATGCGACGGCGCTTTTTGCCGCCTTCATTCCGCCCTTGCCGAAATTCTGTTTGACGCTGTCCACGCTGGTGTTGCGGCCGGAGGCTACTGCGCCGAGAAAAACAGCCTCCACCTCATCCAGCATGGCGCGGATCTGCGCCTGATCCTGCTCTGACGTGACATCCAGCCGCTTGTTCGGTGCGTTGGAGCTGGTGATGTCCACATTCATGCGGCCGGAGCCGTCTGCCTGGACCTGCTGGGAGCCTGAAACCACGATACCGATGGAGCCAACCAGCGCCGTATCATCCATGACGATGCTACTGGCCTGACTTGCCAGCCAATAGGCGGCGGAGGCGGCCATACCAGGCACAAATGCCGTGACAGGCTTGCCAGCAGAGGCAATCTGCTTTGCCATGTCACTCACGCCCGTGGTCACGCCTCCTGGGCTGTCAACCACCATCAGGATCTGCTGCACATGATTGGCTGAGAGCGCCGCTTCAAGATCGGCCGACAGGCTTGCCAGGGATGTTGCCCCGGAAAACTCTGTCAGCATGTTGGCGCGTGGGAAAATAGGTCCCATGACCGGCAATGTGGCCACGCCGGAGCGATTGACGCGGACGGCATTGGTGCCAGCGAGCCTGTCACCTGCATCCGCTACGGCGGAAAGGATAGCCTGGTAACGCTCTGCATGCCCATCAGAACGCAGGATCTCCAGCGTGGGCGTATCCAGGGCGCGGGCGGCAATGGCCTCAATCGCGCCCAGATATTCCGGCTGGATGGCCCAGGGCACCGCCCTGATAGCTTCCAGCGCATACAATCGTGTCATGGTGTCAGGTTCCTGCTGGTGGTTCAGGTGGCTGGCCAACCAGGCCGGTATTCAACGGCCGCCACAGCTCATTCCCCTCAGTTCCGCCGAGTGGATTGAGATCAAAGTTATTGCGCGCCTCATCCGTTTTCATGACACCGGCATTGCGCAGTGCGGCAACACCCTGAGCACGGTCCAAGAAGCCGCCTTTGAGCAGATCGGACGGATCATGGAGAAAGACGCAGTCCGCAGCCGCGAATGCATGCTCAGCAGCATCCGCCACTCGCGCAAAATGCGGACCGAGATGGTAGATCACGAATTCCAGAGACTGTTGCTCGATATTGCCAAAGGTTGCTTTTGACAGTTCGAAAATCAGGTGGGGTGGAACGCCCCAGGCGCGGGCAATATCCAGCACCTGCATGGTGCGGGTTTCTACGAGCTGACCATCCTTGTTGCTGGCGGTCAGATATTTGGCCTCCAGACCTGATCCCAGGACGGCAACATCACCCGCATTTTCCACGCCACCATAGGTTGCGCGCCAGTCATCCTTGATCTGCCTTCTCACCTCTGAGTCCACCTTTTTGTCAGTGGTGAGGATGACGGGTGGCTGGCCGTTATTGCGCCAGTAATGCTGCACATAAGAGGCCGTGGCGATGACCTCCCCAAAGGCCTCACGCATGTAGGCAACCGGATTGAGCCCCGTGAGGCCATTCCGACCCATGCCAGCGACATGCCAGATGTCACGCGATGCAAACCGGCCTGATGTGCCATCCGGCAGTGTTGCATCATAAAACAGGCTTTGACCTGATTGCCGATCAAAGGCCTGCTGCACCTGGACGCTGAGCGGATCCAGGCGCGTAAGGGCGACCGGTCGCATAAAGGCATCACGGGAGACATAGGCGTAAAAATTGCCAGCCATCAGGATATCGCTGAGCAAAATTTCCCGGAACTGGAAACGGCTTTGAGCATTGTTCGGACTGCCGTTCATAAGCCGATAGAGCGGATCAGCCGTGAGACGATGCTTTCCGCCCCCGTCCTGTCTGCAATAATACATCGGGACCATGGCAAAAACGCCAGACAGGATCCGGAGAGCCTGCATAACGGCAGGCAGGGATAAAGTGGTACGCTCATTCACCATGACGCCAGAGCGCGCCTGTCCACCGATATTGATACTGCTCCACAGGCCGCCTGACTGGAATGTATCAGCAGGACTGGACGGACCAGCCGCATTCAGGATGGGCTCCTGGCGCACGGGAGCCGCTGCGCCACGGTCACCGCGCAAATAATCCAGAATTCCCATGATTTTTTACATTCCTTCGTAATTCAGTTCGTCGCTCTCGCTGTCACCCATGAGCGCGCGCCCAATGGCCATGATCAGCGCCACAGCACCGTCAATTTTGTTTTCCGGCCGTTCCTTGCGCGGGTAGATGTTGTCTTTCGCGTCCGTGTGGCAGACCACGTTGGAAATACACCAGGCCAGAACAGGATTGGCATTGTGGTGCAGACGTCCTGCCAGCACGAGCGCTTCCAGTTCCTTCATCGGTTCAGAAAAATAGGCGACAGTCTGGCGATATTCCGTCATGGGCAGTCCCTTGGCCGTCATGCGCTGCGCCAGTTGTGTGGCCTGCCACGGGTCATAAGCCACATCGGTCAGATTGAAGATCTCACCATCCTCCTGGAGACCTTCCTCAATCTGCTCGAAATCAATCACGTCCCCTTGCGTGGCCTGTATCCAGTTATCAGCGACCCATCCGGCGTATTGTGCGTTCCCTGACTCATCAATCTGCTTCTGCGGCAGGTGAAATTCCGGGAACACGTAATAATGGGTGACACCATCTTCTACGCGCTGGAACAGCCGCACTTTGGCGGCGAGATCGACCTTGCTGGCCAGATCCAGTGACTCGATACACTCCTGAGCCTCAAAATCATCCAGCGTGAGCGTGTGATCTCCGCAGGCATCCCAGGCCCGCATATCCATCCAGGCCTGATCAGCATTCACCCAGAGGTTGAGATGCTTGGTCTTGAAACCGTTTTGCGCACTGGCGAGCTGCATGGCCTTGTGCGCAAGCCCCGCCACGTAGTCCGGCATGACCGAAATGCCCCAGTTGGGGTTGGCTTTTTGCCAGACAGACGGGTCCGTCCAATCGTCATCATCATCCAGGGTGTAGATGATGCCGAACTGCTGCTCATCGTCCGCTACGTCGCCCTTGAGCTGGTAGGGATTGTCAGACCATTCGGCCAGCGCCTTACGCAACACCTGCGTGACGTATGAGCGTGTTTCGTAACAGATGCCGGAGCGGTTAAACCCGGCCGTTGTAATGGCCCAGATCAGGGACTGATCACGTTTACCCGCGCCAGTTTCAACGACTTCAAATACTTCACGCGTTTTATGAGCGTGCAGTTCATCCAGGCAGGCAAAATGGATGTTGAGACCGTCTTGAGTTTCCCCATCACGCGACAGCGGCCGAAACTCGCCATCATTCATGGCACAAAGGATGAACTGCATTTGGTTATCCAGAGCGTAGTAACGCATCATGTCAGGACGTTTACGGACCATCTTGCGGGCATCACCAAAAACAATCTTGGCCTGGTCGCGTGTTGTCGCGGCGGAATAGACTTCCGGCCCGGCTTCACCGTCCGCAGTGAGCATGTAGAGCGCAACGCCAGAGGATAGAGTGCTTTTGGCGTTGCCACGTGGCACCTCAATATAAACGCGGCGGAACCGGCGAAAACCGGTCTTTTTGTGCACCCATCCGAAAACTGTTGTCAGGATAAAGCACTGCCAGTCTTCAAGTTCTATCAGCTCACCGTTGCGTGCCTTGGGCCCCTTGATGTGGGGCATGAGCTCCAAAAAGTCACAGATGCGCTCAGCAGCCTGCTTGATGAACCGATAAGGGAAATCTTTCTGTTTACTCCGCTCCAGATCCTGCTGGTGACGGATGCAAGCTGCCACCACCCACTGACAGGCAGGGACCTTTCCAGATACAACATCCCTGACGTAACGCTGCGCCTGCTTTACGTAGGGATGTCTAGCCATAAAAATTTATTCCTTCTGATCTAGTTTTTTGAAAGCATTAAAGAAATCCCCTTGCCCCACATCACCAAGGCGTAGGCGCGCGACGGGGGATAAGCCGAATTCTGAGCCGACAGAGCGCATGAGGCGGATACACTCAGCAATGATGGCGACCTCAGGCCGGGCCCGCTTCATGGTGCCCTGCTTGCCGTGCGTTTCGTATGTGTCAGCCTCTTCCGCCTTCAACGCTTCTTCTGCACGCCGCCAGCGGCTGTAGATCTGGCAGTATTGCTCAAGTGCGTGATGATCCAGAGATGTGAATGTCCCGACCTTGACCAGAACAGGGACGAGCTCTTCCCACGCCATACGGGCGTAATCGTCCAGGTGCTCCGGAGCTGGGGCATAAGCTGACTCTAAGCGATGCCCATCTTCTGGCAGCGGCCGCTTTCCTGCATTCCCGTTTACAACTCGCAAGTGCCGAGGCTTTGGCTTGGCTCCTTTCATTTTTCATTTTTCCTCATTGTTCCATCAGGATGGCTATGACCCTCCTGGTAACTTTTTCCCTCAATTTCGCGGGTATGAAAATTTGCCCCTGGCGCGGTCCAGGTGCCCGGTATCCCCAGGGATTTGATACCGCCCCCACCCATTGGCTTTTCATGGGCCGTTTCTGCATGAAAAATGGCTGTTTTCTGACATTTTTACGCATTTCTCGGAATGCTTTAGCTGTTCCAGCTATGATCCCGGCTGGTGCGTGCGGAGTGATGTGACTGGCAAAGAGTGCGTAAATTGGTCAGATCCAAGCGCCTTTCTGGTGCTTTTCTCACACTTTCGATGTGATCCACATTCAGTCTGTCGCGTGGTGTGCGGCAGCCTGGAACGCAGCATGTCGGATGGAGGGCCAGATGCTGAGCTCTCACGCGCTCCCAGTCCGCATCGTATCCGCGCTGGCGGGCTGAGCCGCGCTTGCGGTCATGCTCCTTACGCCGCTGTGCTTCTGGCTTATGCCAGCGCGGGCGATGCAATGGAGATCTGACTGGCATTTTCTACCTTGTGAGGAGGGCAATAAAAAACGGCGCGAACCCCAAAGGATGCACGCCGCCTCATCATATAATCGCAGATACTGCATTTTGAGGAGTTTGAGGAGAGAAAAATGCAGGTTGTCTGATTTTTTTTG